GCCGATAAGCACATGGCTCCAGCGTGGCGTCAGGCCGCGATTAACTATGCCGGGCCGTGGGGCGAAAGAATCGCCGAATCGGTCAAGGTGAAGAAAGACCGTGTGCCGGCCGTCAATATCGGCGGGGCCCGCAAGAAATTCTCAGGCGGCGCATCTCCGACCATGGTCCGGTACTTGTCAGACAAGGGCAACCGAGGCCGGGCAGGCGCCCAAAAAAGAGCACCCGAGGCATTCGGCGAAGGCACAAACTGGATCGAGAATGTCCGGGAATACCAAGGCGGCGCCATGCAGGAATGGGCTAAAGCCGTCGACCAAATAGTCCTGAAATGGAGTTACCTCTAATGGCTATCGGCAAGACCCTAACCGTCTACCTGGCCGCCGACGTATCCAAACTCCGATCAGGCCTCGCTCAGGCAGATAACAGCCTCTCAGGATTTGGCAACAAACTGACCAGCATGGTCGGCCCTGCACTAATCGGCGCGGCCGCAGCTGCGGGAGCGTTCGCCGTGGCCCTAGCGGTCGATGGTGTCCAGGCCGCCATGGCCGAGGAAGCCGAATTAACCAAACTCAGCACAACACTAGAAAACCTTGGATTTTCGGCAGCATCCGGCGAAATCAACACCTTCATCGACGACATGCAATTTGCCACGGGTGTCACGGATTCAGAACTACGGCCCGCTTTCGAGCGACTTTTGATATCGACCGGGAACGTAGCGCAGGCCCAAAAACTGCTAAGCGTTGCGCTCGATACTTCCGCCGGCGGCGGCAAGAGCCTGGAATCTGTTGCAAACGCCCTAGGCAAGGCCTATGACGGAAATTTCGGGGCCCTCAACAAACTAAACGCCGGCATTGACGCCTCGATCATTAAAAACAAAGACCTCGACGGCGCAGTACAGCAACTCTCGACCACATTCGGCGGCCAGGCAGTAGCGCAAGCCGAGACCCTCCAAGGCCAGATCGAGATCCTCGGCATCGCGTTCGACGAACTCAAAGAATCACTTGGCAAAGGTCTAATCGAAGGATTCACCAGCACCGGCGGAGGAATCGGAAACCTCAGCCAGAAAATGCGCGAACTACAGCCCGAAACGGAAGACCTCGGAAAGAAGCTAGGCGCACTAGCAAGCAACCTCCTCGACGCAGCACTCGGCGCAAAGGCATTCGCGGATCGCGGAAACGAACTACTCCAAGGCATTCTCAGTTTCGGCGGACCAGCATTCGAGCTAATCGGCAATGCAGCCCTCGACGCCCTAAACCCCATCCAGGGCGTGATCGACAAACTAGCGGGCGTCAATAAGGCAATCAACCCGTCGAGCGGTGCCGCGTTCCTATTCGGCGGGGCCGAGACCGGAGGCACGCCGACCGGCGCTTACGACAGCATTAACGCCATGGGCAATGCCATCTCTCGATTCAGCACCGAGGTAGAGACGGCGAAAAAAGAAGTTGGAACAAAGTCAGGCGGCGGTCTCACTAACGCTATCGAGAAAATGAATCCCGTTCTACGCGCCCAGATCGACCTTGTTAAGAGTCTGACGACTCAACTCGATGCGGCATCGAAGGCAGTCGAAACCGCCCGGCAAGAGATGTATGACTGGCAGAATCAGATGGCCAATCAGATTACCTCGGGCATTGACCTCGGCGCAGCGTTCGGCGCTCAATTCGATGCCGAAGGCAAATCGACCGGGCAGTCGCTAATCGACGGATTTAACAAGCAGATAGAGCAGGCGGGCCTATTCGGCGGCTACCTGCAAACCCTGAACACCCAGGGCGGCCCCGAACTCCGAGATGCCGTGGCCGGCCTGGGCCCAGAAATTGGGAACAAACTAGCCAAGCAGATTATCGACGAAGGCCTGGTAAAGACTTTCCAGGACAAGCTAGTTACGGTAAAGAGCACAGCCAGGACGGCCGCCGAGGCCATGACGCCCGAATTCCTGGTCGCTGGTGTGCAATCGGCCGTAAATTTCCTCATCGGCACTCAGAACGCGCTCGGCGCTGCGACCTCGCAGCTCGAGGAAATGGGCCGCGCCATGGGCAAGACGATCGGCGACGCTGCGGCCGAGGAGATCCGGGCAGCCCTGGCCGCAGCTGGCGTGGCCATGTCTGGCGGAAACGCAACCCTCGGCGGCACTACTGGCCCCGCTATGTCGGCCGAGGCCGCGGCCCGAGTCGCAGCTGGTGGCGGATCATTCGCAAGCGCCCTCTCCAGCACCTCTATCGCGCAGGCAATCGAGCGCGCCATCTTTGACTCTAACCAGCGTCTCGGGCGCACCGGGCAGGCAGTCCTACAATGACCAGCCCAGTAACGCACATCATTATCGGAGGCGTGAGCCTTGATCTGGCCGACGTCGAGTACCAGATCTCGGTCACTCATGGCCGTAATGACATTAAGTCTCAGCCCGAGGCCTCGACCGCCGTTATCGCCCTCAGAGGCTCGGAAGGCGTCTCGATTGACCTGGCCGCGACCGTCGATATCACTACCTACGGCTTCCGCAGGTTTACCGGCGAAGTGACGGACCTAGCCATCACTCATCTATCCTCGACCCCGCCGACGGCCATCACCACGATTACCTGCATCGGCAACCTTTCTAACCTGGGCTCGAGGATTACGGGCGCGTCTGGCTACGCCTCAGAAACCGTGTTCGACCGGGCCGAAGAAATCCTGACCGACTCAGGCGAAACCTTTCTAAACGGCGGAACTACCAGCCTCGAGCTCTACTCAGTCGCGGCCGGCAACGCACAGCCCCAGACCTGCCTAGACGGCCTCCAAGCCCTCGCCGAATGGTCAGGCGGCACCTACTTCGACACACCCTCGGGTGTCGTAGTCTTCGAGTCCTACGGCAATCGGGGCTCGACCGCATTCCTCGGCGCATGGTCAGCGCAGATAAACACCTGGGCCGAGGCCGAGTCTAGCTGGGATTCCTACCCGACGTCCTCAGCTGCAACCAGCCTGCCGAGTGATGGCGTGATCTTTACACCAGCCTGGACCCAGAATCAGGTGTCGATAATCAACGATGCCACCGTCAGCCATGGCGACCCGCCGTCATATCATCAGGCAACGGACGCGGCTTCGATCGCCACCTATGGCCGGCGGGCCTTGACCCTCGAAACAGGCCTCAAGGCAAACGCCGACGCCATCAGCCGAGCAAACGCAATACTTCTAGCCCAGGCGTACCCATTGTGGAATCTGGGCAATATCTCGATCTACGTCGATCAGCTGACAGTCCCGGAACGGGATCAGGTACTCGCCCTAATCTCAGGCTTCAGCGTCCTAGTTAATGACCTTCCCCAGCCGGCCCCATTTGAGCAATTCCTTGGCCTGGTCGAAGGCTGGTCCGAGACCTACACGCCCGGGCAGCACATTCTCACGCTATCTATTTCAGACCCCAGATATTCCTACCAGACGGTTACCTGGGCAGACGTCTCCCCGACGCTACAATGGGGCAACGTAGATCCGACCATCATCTGGTACAACGTAGTCACCGCCGACGACCTAATCGCAGCCTAGGAAGGGCACAGCATGGCAACCACTACAGGAGGCACGACCTACGTCACCTCGACGGATCTCGTGGCCAACTACCCCACGGCCTCCCTGGCCCTCGCTAATCGCGTCGATGTTGTGGCCTCGGGCTCGATGTCTAAGAAAACCGCGTCATACACCGTGACCGTGGCCGACATTCTGGCCGGCACGACTATTTGCATGAACTCGGCCTCAGCGACCGTTATCACGTTGCCCTCGAGCAGCTTAGTGAATGGCATGATGGTCAAGGTCTTCAGCGTAAACACAGGAGCAGTCACATTCACCGGCGGCACAGTTACCGGCACAGTGAACTCAATTACTGCCCAATACTCAGGCGTCAGCCTTACGTATGACTCCGTGGCCGCCGTGTGGTGGTGCCTCCCTTTCTCGGGAGGTAGTGCCAAGGCGACCGTCACCGGCACTACAGGTTCACCCACCATCACGACGGTCGGCTCGCAAACCTGCTACGCATTTACGGGCACAGGCTCAGTCACAATCGGAACCGGCGGCGGCACTCTAACAGCGCTGATAGTTGGAGGTGGCGGTGGCTCAGGTAGCGGCATCGGCGGGGGCGCAGACCCAGGCCGAGGCACCGGAGGCGGCGGCGGCGCAGGCGGTCTCATCTACCAGACCGTCTATCTGGCGGCAGGAACCTACGCCGTAACTGTAGGCGCGGGCGGAGCATTAGAAACCGTGGGCGCAGGAAGCGCGCTAGGAACTATCTGCTACGCGCCAGGAGGCGGCCTCGGCCGTAGAGGTGCCACAGGCGCGGGCGGCGATGGCGGCTCAGGCGGTGGCGCAGGCGGCAACACAACCGCAGCCAATGGCGGAGTCACCCTAACTAATTTCTGGGGCTACAGCGGAGGAGCGAACGGCGGCAACCAACGTGGCGGCGGAGGTGGTGGATCGAACGCAGTAGGTGCAACAGGAGCAGCTGGTGGCGCAGGCGGAGCAGGAACGTCGAATTCAATAACGGGCTCAGCAGTCACCTACGCAGCTGGAGGCTCATCCCTGGCGTTCGGAACTACAACTAACGGCACAGCGGGTACAGCCAACACCGGCAACGGCGCAGGCGGGGCGTCAGCTAACGCCTCAGCAGGCGGAACAGGCGCAGCCGGCGGATCCGGCGTAATCATCCTCCTAGTCGGATAAGGACAGACATGGCATATTTCGCACGCATCCAAGACGGCATCGTGACCGACGTCATCGAGGTTAATGATGCAGAAGTACCCGACGAGGCCGCTGGGCAGGCTTTTATCGCCTCAGTAGGGCTAGAGGGCGAATGGGTCCAGACCTCAATCGACGGAGGCCCAATCGACGGACAAGATCGAGGCCCATACGCAGGTATCGGCTACACGTGGGACGGCACCGTATTCGCAGCACCGATCATCGAGGGGACAGCATGAGCGAGCAGCAGGCCGAGGAAATCGTCGAGGCACTAGAGCCCATCGAGGAACTCAAGAAGCGTCCAGCCAAGAAGGCCGCGCCCAAGGCGACTAGCTCGACGCAACGCGCCCGGGCAATCGTGCTTGAGCGCCTCAAGAATCGTTAGCCTGGGCTAATGCAATGGACAGATGTCGTCGGCGTCGCGGTCGGCGTGATAACCATTCTCGCCGCAATCCTTGCCGGCCTATTCTGGCTCATTCGGTCAGTAGTCCGGCAGGAAATCGAGCGCTACACGAAGACCATTCAGCCCGGCTACCGCAACGGCGGGAACAGCCTGGCCGACATAGCAGCGAAACTCGACGACCTCGCAAGTCGACTTTAAGACAGGTGGTAAGTCATGGGTAAATGGCTGGCGGTTACTTGGGAAGGTACGGTCGCTAAGAGCCTCGTAGGAGCCCTCCTCGGGGCCTTAGGCTCATGGCTTGCCACCGCCAACGTTCACCCCCTCATCGTGGCTCTAGGGGCCGCAGGCATCCCCGTCCTGATGGACGCCCTGAACCGTGACGACTACCGCTATGGCATGAACTCGAGGCCCCATGTGGACGACACGGCTACGATGCCCGAGCTAGAGATCGAGGGAGAGTAATGGCCCGGCTAGTCGCTGGAGGCGTGACCCTCCGAAACCAGGTCAATAAGCGCTGGCCCAAGCGCGACAAGCGCTCCGACGGCTGGATCGGCGACAAGGCACACGCCGGCCGACAGTCCGACCACAACCCCGACGCTCGAGGCCTCGTCCACGCCCTCGACATTGACGCCGATCTCGACCCCAAAGACCCAGGCGCAGCCCAAAGGCTGGCTAACCAGATCGTCGCCTACGCAGCTTCAGGTATCCCCGGCGCTAACCGGATCAAGTATGTAGTTTTCCGAAACGCCATCGCCTCGGGATCTTATGCAAACTCAATGTGGACTTGGCGCAAGGGCAATTACGGCCACGAAAGCCATATCCACGTGTCATTCTCGACCAAGGGCGAGAACAATGCCCAGACCTATCCCTTGCCGATTCTCAACACGCCGAAGAAATAAAAAGCGCAAATAGCGCAGACACCGCTAATGTCTGACCCGAAAGGGGAAACGATGAGCGAACTAATAAAGCCCGGAGAGGCCGCCAGAATTTTGGGCGTCACGCGGGAAACCGTCCGACAGTACGTGGACAAAGGAATAATCGAAGGGCACAAGACGCCCGGGGGCCAGAGGCGAGTAAACCGCGACAGTGTGGAAGCAATCACACGCACCCGCGTATCGTCTACCGTCACGATCATTGAGGCCGTGTGATTGTGGCGGCCGTAGCAGCTGCGGCGCTCCTCGCAGGCCCCACGTACGTAATCCCGCCGGATCAAGCGGCGTATGTGCATTGTGTGGCCGAACGTGAATCACACAGCAACCCGAAAAGCACTAACCGGGCAAATGGCTATTTCGGCATGTTCCAATTCAATGACGCCCTAACCGACGGCGCCACATGGATGATGCTCGACTGGCTCAAGACCTGGCACCCGAAGCCCAGGGAATTTGCCGCAAAGCTAAGGGCAACCGAAATGCACAAATGGCCGGCAAATCTACAGATCGCGGCCATGGTCGAAACACTCAACCACCGGGGAAAGTGGTCAGGCTCAAAGCATTGGGCCGGCGGCCGCTGGACCTGCACACCAGGAAAGTAGGGAAAATGACCGTTCAGAATGTCATACGCACGTTGTTTGCTATGGGTGTAGCCGCGCTAATGGCTGGAGTCATGGCAATCGCAGGGGCCATCGAGACCGCAGGCCTTTAACAAACACAAACAAACACGAAGGGGAAACGATGCACGATGGAACACTATTCGCCACAACGCTTGACGACTGCTCTACTTGTGGTCGGCCTATCAGGAATAGCGTTTGCAGCTGGTGTGCTGCTGGGAGCGGCTATGCAGCCAAAGCCGCAGCAACCGCCGCCGTCGTCAAAGACGCAGAATGGCACCAGCGGGCCAACGATTACCGGCGCAACCTTGGGACTGGCCAGACAATCACCGCCGACGATCTCAGAATGCACGTGGGCTTACCCTGCGGATCTAGTAACCAGGTAGGCGCTCTCATGCACTCATGGGCCTCTAAGGGCCTTATTCGAGCGTCAGGCTTCACCACATCCATGGTCAAGGGCAACCACGGCCGCATCCTCAGAGAATGGGAAATCCTCGCATGAATGATTTCGAAAAGGGCTACAGGACAGCAATCCAAGATGCAGCAGCTGCAGTGCGCGACGGATGCGAATACCGGGAAGATCCTTGTAGTTGCTGCGTTGAGAACCGGGAACACATCGAAGCATTGTCCGTCCATTTTGATACATCTGGAGAGACCGAATGATTGTCTACCAATGCAACCACTGCCGAGACATGATGCACGAGGGAGCATTCTTGACCCTCACTCCTCGAGCAGGACTAACCCAGCATTTCTGCTCATGGAGATGCGTCGAAGTATGGGCGGCCAATAGTGGCATTTGATCTCAGCCAATACGAAACAGTCGATACCCGCATTCACAAGTTCTGGGGCGA